GACTACAACAACAAACCAGAAGAATGTGGGAAACTTGAGGCGTTTGTTGACTGGTCAATTGTCGTAGCAGCCCAAGCACGGTCACCAAACCACGCAATTGTTGCTCGAGCGTTCCACAAAGCACGTGCTATTGCTCAGTGGGACTTGCTTGGGAACATCAATGCTGGTGCAACTGCTGCTGAAACGAAAGACTTCATAGCGGAGGGTTTGAATGACATTGCACCGAATTTCTTGGCAGAGTACTTACGTCGAACAAAGGAGCTGGTACCAACTTACAGAATCGACATGCTACATGTGTACAAATGGATGCCACCACCGGATTATGACGCGACATCGGCGTTTGAAGGTGTGAAGGATTGGCATATGAATACCCGACCATCAGGAGCAGACCCTAGTGCTAATGATGAGGCTAGGGCCCTTTGGGAACGTGTGAAGCTTGAGCGAAAGATGAATATTGCAAGTGCTTACCGTGCAAAAGAGCATGAGTGGCCTCCTGGTCTCCCGGTTGCAGGGCGTTCGCCTACTCTTGCCGAGCTGCGTAACTGGGAGCCAAAGGCTTTATGGCCATATATGCACCTCGGGAAAGATGTTGTGAGCCAAATTAAGGATAAGACAACTGTGGAGGATACACTGGCTGGTGAGGACCGTAAGAGGAGCACCACTGCAGGTCGGTCATTTCTGTTGTGGTACATGGAGAACGCAGGGAACATCGATACTCGGGAAGACCTCGCTTTGTTTGCTTCTGGTGGCTTATGTGAAGATAACTATGTTCGAGTGGCGTACAAACCAGAGGCACATAAACCAGATTCTCGTCTATTTTACATGGCCCCACCCCGGCAGAGAACTCTACTTGGTGAATTCGAGGGGAACGTTGCACGTGTTGCAGAGTATTATCCGGGTTCACTGCAAGGTCGAAGCTCAGCAGATAAGCAGCGAATGGTCAAGGCAGTAATGGACGTGAACCGTGAACCACCTGGCACCGTAACCGATTACGACATTGAGATCTTCGTTATTACATTCGATCTATCCAAGTTCTCGCCCAAGTCAAATGTAAACATCTTACGAGACTACCATAAATTCTGGGCTGACGTGTTTGCTGATCCACTACTTGAATCCTTGTGGCGGATTGGTGCAGACTCAACAATCCTACACACAACATCTGGTCTCCATATGAAGTACAAGAACCAAGGTGCAGATCTTGAAGGTTTCCGTGGACGTCTGATGACCCTGTTTCATGCCGATATGTTGGCTGCAGCCGCTCGACTTGCAAAAGAACGTGGACACCTCGCATCACAAGGTGTTCTAACTGTATTCATCGATGATGGTGCTATTAAGATCGCAGTTCCAAAGACTGATGCGTATGAACATGCTCAGGGGTTCCTCAAGGCAATGCAAGAGGTTTATGCCGCATGTGGCCAGGAGAATCATCCAAGTAAGACGTGTATTAGTCAACTTGGTGGTGAAATGCTTGCGGAATTCCACTACAAATGCGTCAAGATGCCAGCAGGTATCAAGGCTGCGATGAGGTTAGCCCCGGATTACGAGAATCCTGCATGTGCAATCACAGAGGAGTTCGACACATTCTTTGCTGCTGCTCAAGGTGCTGTCAAAGATGGGGCTGATTGGATTGGTGCATACAAACGCTACATTGAAGCATGCTTAATGGCGATCAATCGCTGGTGCCCGAGTAGCTTTGGAATTGAGGACCC